GAAAGGGGTCGGGGGCTTCGTCGTGTCGTCAAAAAAACGGTTTACAGAGGCGTTGCGCTGTTGTATGCGTAGGGCGTCGGATTTGGCTTTGTCTCGTGCGCCTGTGGTGCTGTTGCATTTTCGACAAGCGGCCCTCAAATTCTCTAGTTCGTTGCCACCGCCTTTAAATACGGGCACTATGTGGTCGGCTGTATCGGCTGGTTTGCCGCATAGGTAGCAGGGTGGGTTGTCTGCAAGCAGTGTTGAGCGGTTGCGTCGGTATATGGGGTCATTGGTTGTATGTTCTCTTGGCATTACCTGACCTTGCCTAAGTTCTCTAGTGCTTTAATCGGTTCATTGCCCATGGCCCATAGACATGCACCTAAAGACATTGAATAATAGTTTCCGTCGGGTTTAGCAAACTTTAGGTTTGATGGTAATTGCACCATTTTGGCATTTGACAGCCACATGTGGTCTAACCATTTTGACCTGGCGAATGGTGCTAATAGTACGCCATTGCCGTGTTGTATGAATTTGTGTATCCATGGGGTTATTTTGCTGAATGGTGGGTTGCACCATACAAGGCCTTCCCATGGTTGGGCTAATCCATCGTCAGCCATTGTGAATCGTTGTTTTGCTGGTATCCATGGGACTGTTTCGGGGGGTGACGCTACATCTATGTCGAATGTTAGTTGTAGTGCTTCAAATATCCATTTTGGTGTGTACCAATCGTCATTGGTGTATTCAGTTTGTGGCGTTTGAAATAGTGATTGTTGGTTTGTCATTGTCGGGTTCTCCTAGGTCAATTGCTACTAACGCCTTCGCAGGCTCAGTTGTTACCTTATTCCATGACAGGGTTGGGTGGTTTGTGTCCCCCACTATTTAGGGCAATTAGCCCATGGAAGCCTGTCTATTTGTTTTCGGTGGACAACCATAGCCATTTGTGCCGTTTGGAAACGCTGTTCCCCTACATCGGTGTATAGGGGTCTACCCAGGTTCCCCTGTTTACGGCCCGCCACCTACAACCGTGGTACACCCATGCAACTAATGAAATTGTTTGGCGACTATATCAGGCCATTGGTAAAGGTTTGCCAGCCAGGCGTTTTGATATGTCTTCTAAGTCTTTGGGGCGCCATACATACACTTCTTGCCCTGCTTCAATCAGGCAATCATGCCAGGCTTTTTGCATAGCGCTGACACGACCTATATCTGATTTGAGTTCAGCAAATATGACGCCACGGTATTTGTGGGCCAATGTTAGGTCGGGGTATCCTGCATGGCCTTGTAAAGGGGTTTTCCACACACCTGGGCGGATTTCCACAGCCCTTGTGTGCATAACTAGCCAGCCGTGCAGTTTGGCAAGCATGATGACCTGTGATTGAAAATATGATTCTTTCATGGTTTGCTTTCGGCGTATTCGACTACTTCTTGTAGTTGCCACATCGGATATAAGGATTTTCTAGACAATCCGTAGCAGTTGGTGTCTTTGTATAGCAGTGTGCCAACGCTTCGTACTTGGTATGCGGTTGACCAGCCTGCAATAACAACATTTGGTCCGTCTACTACGCAGAAAATGTATATGCCGTCTTTGTCGTGTTCACGGATATACAGCCAGTAATCTTTGCCGTCTTTCCGTTGGCTACTGCGTACTTCAAATCCTGCGACATCGCTGGCTTTAATTTTGGTTGCGCCAGTCCAGGGTAAACATAGAAAGGTTGCTACCGCTATTTCGCTGACTGTGCCTAGCAAATCTATTTTGTAATAGTTTTTTGGGTCGGTGGGAAATGTGTCTTTGAAATGGGTTGATTCGTTGAGTCGACGCAAAGCAACTTTTTCGGCTTCAGCCATTTGTGTGTCAGTCAAAGTTATTAGCGGCATTAGGGCAACAGCCTTTTAATTAAGGCGCTGGCTTCTACTTTTGTTTCGGGTACTGGACCTTCCCAATTTAGTTTGCGTAAATACGCCATTTGTTGCTCTGATGGCTTATCAATTGCATTAGCGCCTAGCGTCGCTGTACGGGGCTTTTCGTGGCTTCTCACAAGCGTTGAATGTGGAATGGTGTCATCTTGGCGGTGTGCTTTAACTACTTCTTGCAATTTAGATTCTCCTTTTGTCCACAAAGCAAGAGCAATACCAAATCTCATTGCCGCATTGCGTAAGAAATCTGACACAAGTTCTTTATCTAAATCGGCTTTATGTGCTTCAACTGAACCTACAGCAATTCGAGTAACGCCCAAAAGGGTCAAATATCCCCACATTGAAACGGTCGGAAACTCTAAAATAGTGCCGTCTCGTTTAGTGATTTTGCCAAGTTGGGTTTGTGTTGCTGGTCTACCGTTTTCCCATGCAACTGGTTCCCATGACCATTCAGGGTCTATTTCAATCAGTATTTTTGTAATTTCGGCATGTCCTACATAATCCAGGCGTACACCGTTTTTTTCTATTTGGGATACTGTTTTCTTTTCAGGGTGGTAATAATCCATAAGTACAGCAAGCAATGGGTGTAAATCGGTGTTCATTATCTGCCCATATCTGTTTGGTGTTGGCGCTGTGCGCTTGTCATCGTTTGCTCTTTAGCAATCACATTCAGCATTGCTTGACAGCGGTTTATTTCGTGGTCGGTGAAACCGTAGAAATCGGTTTCTTTAGCACAGTTGAGGCAAATACCTCTAAGTTCAGTTTGCATACGAACATCAGGCGTATTGAACGGCGTACCGCATAAAGCACAGTTCATTTGAAACCCCCAAGGCGAATAGCCACGATGGTGTCCTGGGTGCTTTTTGTCAGGTTGGATAGGTATACGCCGTTTTCTTCGGCAACATACGCCAATTCGACTAACGCTTTACGCAACATTGCAATATCTTCGGATTGCTTTTCTAACTGCCAGGCGGCGGCCTTCATTGCAATTTCTGCTTTGCTTATTGCCATTTCCATAATTGAATTATTAAGGATTTGTTGGTCTTCATTAAATGGTTGTGTCATGTCGGGCCTTTCATTGGTCGGGTTATTTTCTACGATAGCCAATAGGTGTTGCAGAGTAGCGCATACGGCGCCTGTCGCCTTCGGTGGTGTTCGCCCATATTCCTTGTAAAGCCTTTTCGGGGAAAGACACGGCGTACGCAAAACAGTTGTCAAATACTGGGCAAGTGTCGCATATAGGTTTAATAGCCGTTTTGGCGGCGGCTGATTCCATGGCGTTACTAGGAAAAAATAAGGCTGTGTCAATGCCTTTGCAATTTGCTAATTGTTGCCAGTCGGGGCGGTCAACATTAAACATTTGTTAGCACATTTTCCAATGCTTCCAACCACAAGCGCCTGTTTCTGCTGTGGCGTCATATAGCAGGAAACCAAAACGCAAATTTAAGGTTGGGTCTGACATAGATTCTTCAAACGGCATTGCAAATAGTTCTTCAACCCAACGGGTGTGGATTTCATTCGCCTGTACTAAACCGTGGTCATGACCGTTAAAACTGGGGTGCAAATGGTTAACATTTAGGCACCTTGATTCTTTCCAAATAAGCCTGCCTAGTTTCTCTAGGGTTTCGGTGTTGTTAGGCCAGCCAACCGATACGGCTACTGGTAACCATTCTTGGCATTTGGTATCAGGGTCAACATAAGCCACACGGGTTGTGGGTTGTGTCGAAGTAGTGGTAATCGTGCTGGTGGTTGTAGCCGTTAGTTCTTCGGCCCTGTCCTGTAACTGTTGTGGTGACAAGTCGCCCAAGGTAATTGTTGCTGGTACTACAGCGTAGGTTTGGGGTGGTGTGTCTTTTTGGTTCACTACCGCAAAAGCGGCACAAACTAAGTAGGTGAATAGGGCTAAGCCTAAAAAGCGTTTCAAATTCATTTTGTTGTCCTTCAGTCGGGGTCAGGTCGGGGTATGTCTACCGATTTGGTAGGTCTATGTCAAGCACCCATAATAGTTTTAAACGCATGGTGAACAACATCGGGGTGGTCAGCCAGCAATGGCGAAACTTCAACATGTACCCATTGGGCGCCTTTTGAACCAATGGTATTTTTGTCGTACACCTTCCAGGCGTCACGGTCACAGCGGTAGCCAGCGCCCCAGCCTTTGGGGTTGTTTTTGTAGGTGCCTGCATAGTCGTGGATTTCTTCTATGCACAAAATGTCACGGTGGGTGTATAGGAAGTCAATCATTTTGAACCTTTGTTCAGGGGTGCCTTTTAGGTCTACGGCTCGCCAGGTGGCATGTACCGATTTTTTTGGTGGGGTGGTGCCTACCATGTTTCTGTCGTTAAAAATGCCTATGTTGGTGACGCCGAAAAGGTAGCAACAGTAGTCCACA